AGAAATTATCTAGCAGGTGCTCGTATAACAGAGCCAACTGCACCAACAAATGACGAACTTAGAGTAACTTTTGGTACAGGTCTAAACGCTATTAAGTCTATCAGTGACGAAGTTGTTTACCATCCTGTGAAGTACAAAGTGTTGTTTGGCAGTACTGCTGATACTAAGTTACAAGCTCAGTTTAAAGTTGTTAAGAATCCTACAAGAAACCTTAACAATAATGATTTAAAAGTAAGAATCGTAACAGCAATGAATCAATTCTTTGACGTTAATAATTGGGACTTTGGAGACAGATTCTATCTAAGCGAACTATCGACTTATATATTAAATGTAGTTTCGCCTGATATATCAAATCTTGTTATATTGCCAAGACAGACATCACAGGCATTTGGTAGCCTGTTTGAAATACAAAGTAAACCAGACGAAATTTTTGTTAGTGGTGCCACTGTTGATGACATAGAGATTGTATCTTCTATCACGGCTGCCGAAATTGGTGCAGCAGGTAGTTCAATAGTGAGTGACACATAATGGCTGATAACAAAAAGTTTCCTAACAGTGAAATACCTATTAGAAAAAGTAAAGACTTATTACCTACTGTCTTTCAAACACCAGCCAATGATAAATTTTTATCAGGTGTACTTGATCCACTAGTTCAACCAGGTGTTGTTGATAAAACTGTAGGTTACATTGGTAAGCGTTACGGAAAAACATTTACTGGTAATGACGTTTATCTTGATACAGATCAAACACTAAGAAGTCGCTACCAACTTGAGCCAGCGGTTACTGTTGAAGAAAACCGAGAAATTAAAAAGTTTAAAGATTATATTGATCTTAAAAGCATGATCGAATTTTTTGGTAATGCTAATGAGAGAGATGATAAAACTACAGAGCAAGAACACTACAGTTGGAACCCGCCTATTGTATGGGACAAGTTTGTTAACTACAGAGAATATTATTGGATCCCTGGAGGCACACCGTCTATAGATGTATATGGACAAGCAGCAAATATCCAAAGCACATATAAAGTTGGAACAGGAATAAACAGTTGGCTAGTTACACCAGATAGCGTAACTAATAATCCTGACATTATTTTATATAGAGGACAAGAATATAAGTTTGAAATTAATTCTCCTGAAGAAGGCTTCTATATTAGAAACAATTACGATACAGGTTCACTAGAATTTAATACTAATAAAGCATACTTTCCAGGCGAACTAGCAGTATTCAATAAGCAACTTTGGAAGTGTGTTAATGAAACTAGTCCATTAGACGGAAGTAGTATTACAATTGATTCACAGGATTGGAAATTAGTTTCAAATGATGCTGGCTTTGCATCACTACTATATAGAGACGGAGTAGAAGGTAACGGTACTAAAGTAGGAACAGTTACATTTAAAGTTCCACAAAATTCTCCGGATATTTTATATTATCAAAGTGATGTTTCTCCTAACAGACTAGGTAGATTCATTATTTCAGATATTGACTCAAATACTTTTATTAATGTTGATAAAGAAATTGTAGGTAAAAAAGATTATACAACAGCAGACGGACTTGAATTTACAAACGGATTAGTTGTAGAGTTTAGAGGACAAGTACAGCCGTCTAAATATGCAGAAGGACAGTGGTTAATTGAAGGTGTAGGAAACGAAATTACATTAATTAGATTTGCTGACTTAGTACCACCACCGTTAGATACAGATTCTCCTGACATACTATTTGACAATCAAGGATTTGATACACAGCCGTTTGACGATGCATCACAGTATCCTGGTAATAAAGATTACATTACAATTTCTAGAAACAGCAAAGACTCAAACCCATGGTCTAGGTATAATAGATGGTTCCACAGAACTGTTTTAGAATCAGCTTTTAAACTTAGAAATCAAGACTTTGATTCATTAGAATCAGCAAGAGCTAAAAGACCTATTATTGAATTCCTTCCTGATATACAATTATATAATCATGGTGGAATTGCAAAACAAACAGTTGACTATGTAGATACATTTACAGATGATGTATTTTCTAAAGTTGAAGGTTCACAGGGTTATAACATTGACGGTGAGTTTTTGTTTGAAGGCGCAAGAGTTCTAGTTATTGCAGATACAGACAGTCTTGCAAACAATAGAATTTATGAAGTAAAGTTTGTAAAACACAACAATACAACACAGATTAATTTAAAAGAAACTGCTGATACACTATCAGCATTTAACGAAGGTGTATTAGTAAGACGAGGTACAGTTAACTCTGGTAAGATGTATCATTATGATGGTACAACTTGGAAACTTAGTCAAGAAAAAATTGCTACTAACCAAGCACCTAAATTTGAATTATATGATTCTACAGGTGTTGCATTCTCAAACGAAACTACATACCCTGTATCAAGTTTTGTTGGTAGCAACCTTTTAGGTTATAAGGTTGGCAGCGGAGTTGTAGATACAGAATTAGGATTTGCATTAACGTATGCAAACATTAATAATGTAGGCGACATTGTATTTGATTGGAGTTTCGAAACAGAAAAATTTACTTACACATTGTTGCAAAAACAATATAGTAAAAATACCAACACAGGTTTTTATAAAATTAATGGAGTATATGCTAACGGTTGGATAGCAACTGATAAAACTTACATACAACCAATTATTGATCAGTATACATTTAATACATCAGATTCGATAGGAATATTTAATACTGTTGAATGGGAAACACTTCCAAGCAATGCACTAATTAATTTTTATCTAAACGGTGAGTATATTAGTAACACATATACTAGAAGCGCAAATCAATTTACGTTTGATAGAACGTTCAGTATAAATGATGTACTAACTGTAAAAGTAGTTGCAGCAGTTAAACCTGATCAAGGTTACTATCAGATACCAGCAGGTTTAGAAAAAAATCCTCTCAACGAACAGTTAAAAACATTCACACTAGGACAGGCAACTGACCATTTAAAATCATCTCTTGAATTTGATAGGAGAGTTATAGGATCTGTTCCAGGAGTTTCAAACCTAAGAGATGTAGACGGTTATCAGAAACACTCAACAAGATTCATGAAGCACTCAGGCTTCGCAGCAGTTTCTACGTTACTAGTTAATGACAAAGATGTTAACATTGTAAAGTCTCTTAGATATGCTAAGTCTGCATACACAATTTTTAAACAAAACATTATTAAGAAAGCAATCGAAGTTGAATTCAATGAAAACACTTCAGACTTTTTAGATAATATTATAGAAAATATTACAAAAACTAAAACTATTGAGAGTCCTTTTGCAGACTCAGATATGATAGGTGCTGGAGCATTTACTAAAACTGATTATGTTGTTGATGATCCAGGTATTAAGAATTTTACACTTAATGAAAACTTTGACTTAACAACATTAAGTAGAAAAGCAGCATATGTTTACCTTAACGATGTACAACTTATTGTTGGAAAAGATTACGAAGTTAACGGTGCATTAGGCTTTATTACAATTAAAGGAACTCTTGTACCAGGTGATAGACTTGAAATAAGAGAGTATGTGTCAACAGCATTTAGTCATGTACCACCGACTCCTAGCTCATTAGGTCTTTATCCTAAGTACGAGCCTACAAAATATTTAGATGATACTTATAGAGTACCTAAAGATATAATACAAGGACATGATGGTAGTAAAACTACAGCATATGGTGATTACAGAGATGACCTACTTTTAGAATTTGAAAAACGTGTTTTTAATAACATTAAACAAGAATATGACCCTGCAATTTTTGATGTACAGAAAGCGTTAGGTGGATATTACGGTAACAGTACATTTACAAAAGAAGAACTAGATAATGTAATTAACCAAGAGTTTCTATCTTGGGTACAGAATACTAACCTAGGTTATACAACAAATGATTATTTTGTAGATACAGAACCATTTACATATACATATTCTAATATGACTGATCCTACAGGCAAAGAAAACTTGCCTGGATACTGGAGAGGAGTTTACAAATACTTCTACGATACTGATAGGCCCCATACACACCCTTGGGAGATGTTAGGCTTTAGTATTAAACCTAGTTGGTTCGATACAGAATATGGTGTCGCTCCTTATACAAACGGTAACTTAGTATTGTGGGAAGATATTGCTCAAGGTAAAATTGCTCAAGGTACACGAGCAGGCATATATCCAAGATACGCTAGAACAACTATTTTAAATCATATCCCTTGTGACTGTGATGGTAAACTTGTTGATCCTTTAACATCAGGTCTTGCTGGAAACTTTCAGCTTGTTAATAACAGAGGACCATTTAAGTTAGGTGATGATAGTCCGGTTGAGAATGCATGGAAAACTAGTTCAGAATATCCTTTTGCAATAACAACAGCATTAGCATTATTAAAACCATTTGATTATTTGGTACTAAACTTTGATAGATCTGTAACTAAAAGAAACATTATTAATCAATTAGTAAACGTAACGTCGGACACATTTTTAAAGCCAACAGACTTAAAATTTCCTGTAGCAGGAACAACACAAGTTGCAGGACTTGCAATGTACATTGCTTCTTATATTAAGTCTAAGGGTGCTTCTGTTGCTGAAGCACAAAAGAACATTGATAATATCAATGTTAGACTAAGTTCAAGAGTAAGCGGGTTTGTTGATAAACAACAGCAGAAGTATTTGCTTGATAGTAAAAATCCAAGTTCAGCAAGTGCAAGTGTGTTTATTCCACCGGAAAATTACGACATTATCTTTAATGTAAGTTCGCCAATTAGCTCAGTAACTTATAGTGGTATTATCTTTGAGAAAACTACGCAAGGTTGGGTAGTTAATGGGTACGATGATATTAATCCGTACTTTAACACATTCGAAACATTCCCACAACAAAAAGATCCTGTTATATCAGTTGCAGGAACTTCAGAACCTTTTGCAACATGGGAACAAGAAAAAAGATTTAATAACGGCGGCATTATTCAGTATAGAGGAACATTCTATAGAGCAACAGCTACATTTACTTCTGGAGAAACATTTGATAAAAGTAACTTAGTACAGTTGCCTGACTTGCCAGTTGCGAATGCTGTTACTGCTCAACAACGTAGAAACTTCAATAGTTTTAAAGTTAAGAAAGTTAGTTACGGAACAGAGTTTAATAAAGTACAAGACGTAGTTGATTTCTTGTTAGGATATCAAGCACACTTAAAAAGCCTAGGTTTTGACTTTGCAAACTACGATGGTACTAATCAAGTAGTACAAGATTTTGTAACAGCATCAAAAGAATTTATGTATTGGACAGTTCATAACTGGGCAGTAGGTTCTGTATTATCAGTTAGTCCGGGTGCATCAAACATGGACGTTAAACTAGCAGTTGGGGTTGCTGATAACTTGCTAGATAGTTTTTATGACTACAGTGTTTTAAAAGCAGACGGGTCAGCAATAGATCCTAAGTTTATAAATGTTTCAAGATCTTTCCAAAATATTTCAATTAGCACAACAAATACAACTGAAGGTATCTACTTACTAAAACTAAATTATGTTTTAAAAGAACACGTTGTTGTGTTCGACGATAAAACAGTTTTTAATGATACTATCTTTGACAAAGCAACAGGTTATAGACAAGAAAGAATTAAAGCTCAAGGATTCAGAACAACAGATTGGGACGGTGATTATACTAGCCCAGGGTTCTTATTTGATAATGTATCATTTGACACTTGGACACCTTACTACGATTATAAGTTAGGCGACATTGTATCCTACAGAGCATACAAATATACTGCAAAAGGTAACCACACTAGTGAAGAAGAGTTTAATGATAATAATTGGACACAGCTAGATTCAACACCTGAGAAACAACTTGTTCCTAACTTCGATTATAGAATTAATCAAATTGAAGATTACTTTGATGTAGCGTCTGAAGGATTAGGAAAGAGCCAAAGAGATCTTGCAAGACATACTGTAGGGTATCAAAGCAGAACATATTTAGAAAACTTATCTGAAGATCCAACAACACAATTTAAATTGTATCAAGGATTTATTAGAGAAAAAGGTACGCCTAATGCAATTACTAAATTGTTTACAAAACTAGGTGACAATACTTCTACTGCGGCTGTTGACTTAAATGAGGAGTGGGGTTTTAGATTAGGACGGATAGGAGGTGTTGATCAGTCAGAAAGACTTGAAATTAGATTAGACACTGACAAGTTTAAATTAAATCCTCAACCAGTATTAGTTGAAGCATCAGCACAAGATAAAGTCGATAGATATTATAGAGTTGATTCTACTAACTTTGAATTTGGTCCTACACCATTTACAACAGCAATCAATCCTGTTAGTTATGACTCTACTCCTGTTCTAACAGCAGGGTATGTAGCAGTAGGACAAACAGATGCTACAGTTACAAACAGAGATGAAATATTAAATCTTGCAATTACTACTATTAGCGATAACGATCATATATGGGTTACATTCGATGGACCTTCGTGGACTGTGCTTAGAGCTAATACAGTTTACGATTTAAAAATTACAAACGTACAAAGTAACGATAACAATGAAGTAATATTTACATTTGAGAAAGCACACTTATTAGCTGTTGATGATATATTTGGTATTAAAACAATAGCTGGACTAAATCAGTTTTGGAAAGTAAAAGCAGTAACAACTAATACAGTTACAGTACAGCATACATTAAAGTATGATGCAGATCAAGGATTTGAACCTAGTACAGGTGCTTACCCAATGCTATTAACTGAAGCACGTTTTAGTACTTACGATAACGTTGATGTAGAAAAGTTAGCATTACTAACCGACGGATCAAAGCTATTTGTAGACTCTAACGTTAACTCACGTTGGGAAGTTGTTGAAAAGAAAAAACAGTTTACAGGTAAGAAAATTATTGACTTTGGTATCATTGATCCAACAAGTGTTGGTAAAAAAACAGTTTACAGTGATACACTTAAACAAGTTATAGTTGGCATACCTGATGTAGCAAGGGTAGGAGTTTATATTCAAGGTGCAACTGGTCTATCGTCTAAGCAATTGCTTGAACCACCAACATGGTTAACAACAGATGTTACAGGATCGTTTGGTCTTGAACTGGCATTAAGCCCAGATAGCAATTGGTTGATGGTTGGCGCACATACAGCAAGTGGCATTCCTAATAGATACAAAGGACCGTTTGATGTAAATGCAAACTACCTAGTCAACGATATTGTTTTATACTCAGGAAGACTTTATAAAGCACAAGATAATATTAACGGTGACGGTAGTACTATCGACGTGTATAGTAACGAATGGGTTGAAGTACAGAAAATTAAAGCTGAACAAGATGGTTCAAATGCAGGAGACTTTGAGACAGGGGTAATATTCATTTACCAATACCAAGCTCAACAGTGGAACTTGTTTGACATACAGGTAAGTCCAAGAACTACACAAAATGAAAGATTTGGTCAGAAGATTGCAGTTAGTCAAGCAAGTAGTACAGGACCTTATTACATGTCAGTATCAGCACCTGGCTCACAAGATGCAAAAGGTCGTGTGTATCTTTACACATATGATACAACAGATGGCTGGCACTTAGACTATAATAAAAATTATAAAGGCATTTATGCTGCTGATGATTCTACTTTCTATCCTAAGGACTCAATTGTATTTTCAAATGGTGATATGTGGAAAGCATTGGTTGATAATGTTGCAGACGGAAGCTCATTAACAACTGGATCAAATGATTGGGTACTAATGGACGAAGTAACAACAGGTGCTTCGCTTCCAATATCAATTGCGACTAACGATGATGGCTCAACACTTGATGCTGGGCTACTTGATGATCAACAACTTACTGAATTAATTAAAGAAGACGATCGCTTTGGTACTTCTATAGCAATGAACTATGACGGAACAATACTAGCAGTAGGCGCACCTAACAGTGACAGTCAGTACTTTTCAAACTATAAAGGCCACTGGAGACCTAACTACGAATATGCACAAGGAGATACAGTCAAGTATCAGGGCGGGTATCATCAGTTACAAAACCTAGGACCAAGTGCAGTAGGTGCAGATAGTACAATTAGAAGTTATAACGAAGCTCCAGATGCTGGTGAACCTTGGGTTAACGTAGGTGACAGTACTAGTGTTGCTTCAGGCAAAGTTTACATTTATAAAAAGAACACTGCTGGAGTTTATAGATTACTACAACAAATAAACGCAGATGCTTTACCATACCTAAGTGATCTTGATCCAAGCGAAGTTATTAGTTCAGGTGATAAGTTTGGATATGCAATTGGCTTAGACTATTCAGGTAATACATTAGTTGTAACTAGTCCATTAGCAGACAAGAACTTCCAGAATCAAGGTAGTGCTTACGTATTCAAATATGATACTGACTCAACAGAATTTGCTTACAGGCTAAAACAAAAATTAACAAGTTATTCAGATTATCCAAATGAAATGTTTGGTCAAGATATTTCAATATCAAGCGGCACGGAAATAATTGCAATTGGTGCAACTAACTCTCCGTATGTATTGCAAACTAGATTTGATGCTTCACAAACATTATACGATAGTAATAGAACTACGTTTAGAGACTATGATGGCTTTGCTGGTGCAGTATATGTATTTGAGAAAAAAGGTACAAATGAGAAATTCTTCTTATCAGAAAAAATTGACGAAGCACTATCTTTAAATGAATCATTCGGATTTAGTTTATATGCTACAAGAAATGCTATTGTAGTTGGATCACCTAACTTTATATCACCTGCATCATCAGGTGTTGATATTTTATTTACAGGAGCCAAAACAGGTACAGTTAGATTATTTGAAAAAACTGAAGGACAAAATTCACTAAACATTATTGGCTCACAACCACAGACAGTTGACATTGATAAGTTTAAACGTATTTCATTATACGATACAGAAGATGATACAAAACTTCTTGATTTAGAAATCTTTGATCCTGCTAAAATGAAACTGTTAGCAGAAGCAGAAAGAGAGCTTTCGTATAAAGTACCATATGATCCTGCAATATATTCAAATGGTACAGCAGAAGGCGCAGTAGTTGACGATTCAATTTGCTGGAAAACTAGAAATGTAGGTAAACTATGGTGGGATATTTCAACTGCTAAATGGTACGACTATGAGCAAGGCTTAGTATCATATAGAGTAGGTGCTTGGGGTGCATTGGCTCCTGGAGCATCAATTGATATTTACGAATGGGTAGAGTCTAAGTTATTACCATCGGAGTGGGCAACAATTGCAGATACTAACGAAGGATTACCGTTAGGCATATCAGGGCAACCTTTGTATGCAGACGATAGTGCTTATAGTATAAAAGCAGAATTTAATCCTAACACAGGATTGCAAACAGAAGTTTATTATTACTATTGGGTAAAAAATAAAGTTACTGTACCAGAAGGTATTGCTGATAGATCTATTTCAGCAGGTGACGTGTTTAACTTAATTAATGATCCTTCAGCGTTAGGACAAACCTACGCAGCGTTTATTGATAAAGATAAGTTTTTATTATTCAATTATAAATCAACAGTAGCAGACAGTTCAGCTGTTCTTAATATTGAATACTTTACACAGCAAGAAAATCAAAATCAGATACACCAAGAGTATCAACTTCTTACTGAAGGTGTTGCAGATAGCTTACCAACAACTTCATTAGAAAATAAATGGATTGATAGTTTAATTGGTTACGATGTACAAGGTAATAGAATACCTGATACTAATTTGCCAGCAAAACAGCGATACGGTATTAGTTACAGACCAAGACAAAGTATGTTTGTTGATAGAAAGACTTTATTAAAAACTTTAATCACAAACGTTAATGCAATTATGCACAAAGAACCATTTGCTGATTCATTAGACTTTACAACATTGAACTCAGTTGATACTAAACCAAGTTCTTTGTTAAATTTATACGACACAACAGTTGATACTTACACTGAGTTACTTGAAGTTGGTACATCTAGAACTAAGCAGTGTTCATTACGTGCAAATATTATCGATAATGAAATTAACTCTATTGATATATTAAGTGCAGGGTTTGGATACAAGATACCTCCTACTATTGAATTTGAAGGTGACGGAACAGGTGCAGAAGCAGTTACTACAATTGACAACCAAGGTAGAGTTAATAGTGTAACAATTACTAATAGTGGTAAACTTTATACCTATGTTGCTACTAAGCCAAGACAGTTTAGTGTGCTTGTTGAAAGTGATTCAACAGCTGAAAACTTCTGGAGCATTTATGCTTGGGACGATACAAGACAATCATGGTACAGAAGTAGATCACAAGCATATAACACACCATCATACTGGTCATATGCTGACTGGTGGGACAACGATTTTGGTCCTACGTCAAGGATTATATCAGAAATTATCAGTGTTTACGAAGAGCCAACTATAAATGTTGAAATTGGTGATTTGATTAGAATCAAAGAATACGGTTCAGGCGGATGGGCAGTGTTTAAGAAAACTGCTAACGTTTCTAATGGTGCTATGAACAATTACGATTTGATTGGTAGAGAGCTAGGAACTATACAATTTTCAACAACGTTATATGACACAGCACTAAGTGGTGTTGGATTTGATAACGTAGATTCATATGATATTGACTTTTATGATAAAGAAGTTTCAAATGAACTTAGATTTATTTTACAAGCATTGAAAGAAGATATTTTAATTGGAAATTATGCAGTTGAATGGAATAACTTATTCTTTACATCTATTAGATATGTTTTCAAAGAACAAACATACGTTGACTGGGCATTTAAAACTAGTTTCTTAAATGCAACACACAATGTTGGCACATTAAAACAAAAAACTAATTATAGAAATGATAGTCTTGAAAGCTACTTAGAATACATCAATGAGGTTAAGCCTTATAGTACAACTGTAAGAGAGTATATTAGTAAGTATAATAACTTAGATACTGCAAATTCTGCAGTCGCAGACTTTGATTTACCTCCTTATTACTCAGAAGAGAAAGGTAAAATTGTTCCTGTTGAAGGCGCAGACAACATACTATCAACATATCCTTATAAATTCTGGAACGATAATAAAGGATATCAAATTACAGAGATTAGTGTTGCAAGTAAAGGTGCAGATTATACAGTAGCACCTAAGGTATCAATTACAGGTGGTAATGGAACTGGAGCAAAAGCAACAGCATACGTTTCAAACGGTAAAGTTACAGGAATTACACTAACTGAACACGGTACAGGATACACATCAACACCAACAGTTTCGCTTATAGGCGGAAACGGAACATCACCGTCACTTGCAAGAGCAGTTGCAGTACTAGGTAACGGTAAAACACGTTCTATGAGTGTTAATATGAAGTTTGATAGGATTTCTAAAACAGGTATCTACAGTAACTTTACACAAACTGAGTCATTTACTGCTACAGGGTCAACGGCTGTGTTTAATTTAACATATCCGCCAACTAGAGACAAAGCAAAAATATCAATTATTAATAATGGCCAAGTAGTTCTTAATAACGAATACACTATATCGTTGTTTACTTTAGAAACAGATGTGTACAAACAGTTAAGAGGTAAGATTACATTTGTAATTCCACCAGCTCAGAACGATATTGTTACAATTACATATGAAAAGAATGATGAAATCTTAGATAGTGTAAGTAGAATTACAAAATACTATAATCCTTCATCAGGTATGGTAGGTAAAGAGCTTGATCAGTTAATGACAGGTATCGACTTTGGTGGTGTTCAAGTACAAGGTACTACATTTGATGTTACAGGTGGCTGGGACGCACTTCCTTGGTTTACAGACAGTTGGGATAGTGTCGAAGCAGCAGCAGATTACTACTATGTTGCAGATGGAAGTACAATTGGTGTAACACTTCCTTATATTCCTACAGACGGACAAGTTATTAACGTTTACTTAAAACGTGCAGGTATTGTTGTACCTGACGATATTCTTAATTTACAAACTGAAGAAGGCGTTGATGCTCCACCAACACTTAGAATTGATGATCCTAATTATACAGACGCTTGGGATAGTTCGATAGCAACCAATCCTCATGCACAAATGCCAACATTTATAGGTGACGGCAGCACAAAAGTTGTAGAAGTAGGCGCATATGTTTCAACAAATCCAGGAGATATCTTAATTTTCCGTCCTGCAGAAAGCGATGGTGCTGTAACTATTAATGATAATAACTTGCTAGATACAAAATTATCAGGTGGTACTTTATCAGCAATGGGTGGTGCTTATGCAACCGCAACAGGAACACGAGCAGAAGACATTTCAATAGACGGCGGCGAATATACTAGCCCAGACCAAGTTCCTGCAACAGAAGAAAACGTACCCGGACAGGTTTTAGACAGTTTAAGTATTAAAGTATTCCATTCAAATCAAAATGCAACAGGTGCTCCTATTAAGTCTAATGTTAGAATAGGTGACGGATCAACATTAACATATCCTATAGGACAAAAAATTATTGAAAACAAGTCAGTGATAGTATATGTTGACGGCTTAAAAGTTGAACCAGCAACATATACAGTTAGTGTTACTAACAGTACTATTGAATTTTCAAGTGTACCAGCACAAAACTCTAAAATTGAAATAGTTTCAATTGGAATAGGTGGTGTATCAATACTTGATTACCAAGAATTTATTGCAGACGGTGATACTACATTATTCTTAACCAATGCAAATTACGCTGACACTTCAAATATATTTGTATCAGTTAACGGTGTTCAGTCTGACACTGGCTTTATATCTAGCACAGACTTATTGCCTGACACACCAAATAGAACATTGGTACAATTTGGTATAAAACCTGATAGACTAGCAGTAATTAGAATAGTTGCATTTAGTGCAGCAACAGATGTTGATAGTTCATTACAATCTCTAATTAGAGTTAACCAACAAGAGTTTACATATGACGGTAGCACTAAGAGCTATGACTTAGATACATTTGTACAATTAAGTAGAGATAGTGCATTAGCATCAACTATTGTTGAAGTAAACAATAAAAAACTAAAAAGTGTTGATACTGTTTACAATATCTACGATGGTGTAACTAAAAAGTTTGTAATAGGAGTTGATCCTATTGTATCATCAGGTTCTATTGTTCCTAACAATATTAAAGTTTTTATTAATAACGAATTAAAAACATTCATTACAGATTACGTTTATAATGGTACAACAAAAGAGCTTGAGGTTACTGCGGAAAATTTGACGGTCGGTGATGTTATTAAGATTGAAAATAACCTAGGAGCAGAATACTCTGTAATTGGTAACAACATTGTTATTAACGATTCAACAGCACTAACATTAGGAGATACTATTGATGTTACTTGGTTTAGTGAATATCCGTCCATGGATATTGTTAGCGATCTATATACAGGTGGTAAAGCATTTTATCCTATAGCATTTAAACCATTGGGTGTAAGTTACACTTGGGTTTATAGAAACAAAAATAAACTAATACAAGACGTTGATTATAGACTAGATGTTGAAAGAGGTGTTATATATATTGAAGGATCTAATAAAGAAACAGATGTTTTTGAAATTATAGCGTTTGGTTCTAATGTATTTGCACTACCAAGTGCTTATCAACTTAGCAAAGACATGTTAAACATTAATAGATACTCTAGATATGCTATCACTGATAGTTTAGTATTAGCAAAAGAATTAACTTACTATGACGAAACTATTACACTTAAAGACGCTTCTTCACTGTTTGATCCTGTTGCAAGTAACAATGTACCAGGCATTATTGAAATCGACGGTGAGAAAATTGAATACATAACCAAAAGTGGTAATGTACTAAGCAACTTGAGAAGAGGTACACAAGGTACAGCAATTAAGACTTTAAGCTCAGTAGGAGAATATGTGGTTGATATAAGTACGGATCAAACTATTCCGTACAAAGATACACATTCAAGAACAGATTTTGTTAGTGATGGAAGTAGCCAGTTAATTGGTCCTCTTCCTTTTACTCCTAAGCTAAGTACTGTTACAGATTGGTATCAAGGTACTATTCCAGCAATTTATGGAAGATGTGACTCGATTGAAGTATTTGTTGGAGGTAAGCGATTACGCAAAACATACATAGATCAGTATAACGAAACTATAGGTTCAACTAGCCCGGCGGGCGATGAGAAGGTTGAAGCTGAATTTAGTGTTGACGGATCGTCAGCATATATTAGACTAACAAATGTGCCTGCGGCAGGTACACGAATTAGTATTATAAAACAACAAGGACAAGTATGGTACGATAGAGGCCAAAATACTGCTACATCAGGCGTTACACTGCTTAAAAACAGTACTCCAATTAGTCAGTTCATTGCTGCCAATACATCGAAGTTACCTGAATAAATACACTATGAAACTGGAAGATAAAAATATGTCAAACAAAGAAAACAAAACGCCAAAAGCACCTGGATTGAATGAAACCGGCGGGTTCCATTTTGAAGGGCATATTAAGATTTTTGATCCTGAAACTGGCGAAGTTTTTCAGGATAAACGTAATGCAATACACTATGAAAACATGAGTGTTGCAATAGTTAACAGTCTTTCAAATCAAGGGGAAGGTACAGTTTACCAAATGGCGTTTGGTAGCGGTGGTACTACAGTTGACCCTACAGGATTAATTACATACTTAACACCTAACACAGTTGGTTCAAACTCCAGTTTATATAACCAAACATATGTTAAAGTTATTGATCAAAGCTCTATTGCAAACGCTGATCCAGTACGTAACAAAATGGAAGTTAGACACGTTAGTGGTGCAACCTACAGTGACATTGTAATTACATGTACACTTGATTATGGTGAGCCAGACGATCAACAAGCATTTGATAATAGTGTTAACATGGACAGTAACTTTGTTTTTGACGAGCTTGGGCTTAAATGGTATAATGCTACAGGCACAGGCAAACTTTTAACACACGTGGTTTTCCACCCTGTACAAAAGTCTTTGAACAGACTCTTACAAGTTGATTATACAATCAGAGTACAGAGTTTAACAGGCTTTACGGAGGTTTAATAAATGCCATATATTGTAAATTTTACAGATAGCGAAAATAAAACTCCAATCACAGTGTTTGATAATACATCAAGCCAAGATACAAGTTTAACATTTCCAGGACGTAACGTTACTGGATACGGACAAATTATTGCTGAAAACTTTTTATCTGTATTAGAAAACTTTGCAAGTGCAAATGCACCTGTAAATCCAGTTGAAGGACAACTTTGGTATGACACACAAAATGGTGTGTTACAGTTGTTTGACAACACAGCATGGAAAGCAGCATCAAACATTCAAAAGAGTGTTACAGAGCCTAGTGTTGAAAATTCTAAAGTTGGTGAACTTTGGGTTGATACTACAAACCAACAGTTAAGAATTTACACAGGTACAAGATGGTTACTAGTTGGACCAGCAGAAAGTTCAATTGACGGATTACGTTATGGACCAGCAGTAGAAAACATTGCTGACTCAGACAACCAAACAAAAAGTATTTTAATTTTATATATTGCAGACCAACCGGTTGGAATTGTTTCTAAAGATTCATTTACACCTAAAGTTAATATCAAAGGCTTTGCAACAATCAAAGCAGGACTTAATGTTGCAACACCAGCAAACGATACTGAAAAAACAGAATTTGCTTCTATATTCTTAGGAGGCGAACTACCTAAACTTATTGGTACTGCTAAAAATGCAGATGCACTTAACGTTGGCGGAGTTGAAGTATCAGCAGGTAAGTTTTTAAGAAGTGATATTCTTAACACAACTGATCAAGGTATTAATGTAAGAAACAACGCAGGTTTAACAATTGGTGTTGACGGAAACTTCCAAGTAACAACATCATCTACCGCTGCAAAACTTTACAATTCATCAGCAGGTAGTTCAGTAGATTTACAAGTTAACAGAAATGGTATTCCAACTACAGTACTTAGAGTACTTGATAATAAAGTTGGTATTAACATTGCAGCACCAGATGAAGCACTTGATGTTGACGGTAACATTGGTTTAACTGGCGCACTAAAGATTTCAAGTACAGCTGAAACAACTAACTTATCAACAGGTAGTATTGTTACAACAGGTGGCGCAGCAATTACTAAAAATTTATTAATTGGCGGCTCAGCAAATATTACTGGAACTATTACATCATCAACTGCAAAACCTCAAACAAATGATACATATGATTTAGGTGAGGCAACAACACGTTGGAAAACAGTTTATGCTAAATCAATTCAAGCAGATGAAATTGTTGGTACAATTAACGGTAACATTACAGGTAATGCAAACACTGCAACTAACTTAAAAACTGTTACAAGTTTTGCACTAACAGGCGATGTTGTTTCACCAGCAATACAGTTTGACGGACAGGTAGGTAGTGCAACTAAGACATTTGCTACTACATTGACTGCTAACATTGTTAAAAGTAGATCAGAACCTGCACCAAACCAATCAGACAAAAACGATTTTGTACTAGTATATAGAGCTTCAGCTGAAGCAGGCGGAGCAACAGGACTTCTTAAAGAAACACGTGATACATTTGTAGGTGACTTAGGAATTCCACTAGGCGGTATTATGCCATATGCAGGTACAAATCCTCCAACAGGATTTTTATTTTGTGATGGTGGTGAAGTTGAAAGATCTAAGTTTCCAGAGTTGTTTGATATTATAGGAACAACATATAACGGTTCAGCAGCACTTAACGGAACAGGAACATTTAGAATACCAGATTTACGTGGTAGATTTGCATTAGGCAGACACAACATGGATAACAACATTAATGTACCAAACTCAGTTGGTGGATTTGTTGATAAT